AACAAATCACAGAGGGTAGTGAGTTACCGATGGACACTTTCGGAGTCTTTGTTGGCGCCGAAACTAAAATAAGTAAAAAGTAAAAAGGAGATACATATGGCAAAAGCTAATGTTGCAACTAAAGAAGAAAGTCAATTACCTGCACTAAGTTTGGATTTGATGGAAGGGGACGCACACAGCGGTCTTGAAAACATATCACAAGACGACTTAGCGACACCAAGACTAAAAGTCTTGATGCAGTTATCACCAGAACTCGAAGAACTAGAAGGCGCAAAAGCCGGAATGATTTTTAATACAGTGACTAATGATCTGTATGATGGATCAAATGGTATTCGTGTTCTACCTTGTGCGTATCAACGTCAATACGTTGAGTGGGCTGACAGAGGACAAGGATCGGGTGCACCGATTAATGTCTATGATGCTTCTAGTGACATCTTGACAAAAACTACACGAGATGAAAACAACAAAGACCGTCTAGAAAACGGAAACTATGTTGAGACGTGTGGTAACCACTATGTACTACTTGTAACTGAGGATGGGGATGCAACTCCGGCTTTGATTACAATGAAAGCTACACAGCTTAAAAAGAGTAGAAAGTGGAACTCTATGTTACTAAACTTAAAACTAAATGGTAAGAACGGATTGTTTACTCCACCATCTTATAGCCATTACTACCGCCTTAAAACTACCAAAGAAGGTAATGACAAAGGTAGTTGGTATGGTTGGGAGATCAGTAGAGAATCTCAACTTGAAGATGCTAACCTTTATAACATTGCTAAAGCATTTGCTGAAAGCGTGAATAAAGGTGAAGTCAAAGTCAAGTATGAAGAAGAGTCTTCTACAAGTGAACAAAAGGTTCCGTTTTAACTAACATGGGGCGGGCAACCGCCCCTTTGATTTTAGTGAGTACATATGGAAGAAAGAGTAAAAAAATTTAAAAATATATTTTATGGATTGGACCGTGCCTATGGTCAGTATAAAAGTGATGGGCAATTAGTAAATGGTAAAGCAAGTGGACAAGCTTTCATAAAGAAAGCACCTGTTACAGATCAATTATGGATAGATCATATAGAAGGTAAAGATCCTAGTCTTGGTATAATACCAATACGTGATGATTCAAAATGCATATGGGGTTGTATAGATATAGATACATATCCATTAGATCATAAAAAAATTGTGAGAAAGATAAGAGAATTAGAATTACCTCTTGTTATGTGCAGATCAAAAAGTGGTGGTGCACATGTATTTTTATTTACAAAAGAACCTGTACAAGCTAAACTTATGCGCGATAAATTACAGGAATGGGCGGGAGAACTAGGCTATGCAAATTGTGAAATATTTCCAAAACAAATTGAAATTAAAGCAGATCGCGGAGACACTGGAAACTTTCTTAATCTTCCCTATCACGGTGGTGATGATTCTATGCGTCATGGCTATAGCGACGATGGTAATGCTAGTAGCCTTGATGATTTCTTCGCTTTATATGATCATTATTGTACGACCGAAAAAAGTTTAAAAGAATTTCAAGTAAAAAGAAAGAATGATATTGAGTTAAAAGACGGACCACCTTGTTTGTCTACATTGATGTCACAAGGTATACCACCCGGCGGAAGAGATAACACACTGTATCAATACGCAGTGTATGCAAAAAAGAAATGGCCAGAGGAATGGCAAACAAAAATAGAAGAGTTTAATCACAAGTATATGGAAACACCATTACCGGCACAACAAGTTGTCAAAACAATAAGACAGCATGAGAAAAAAGATTATCAATACAAATGTAAAGATCAACCTATGTGTGCAGTATGTTCACAAAGTTTATGTAAAGGTAAACAATATGGTATTGGTAATAACTTTGAACACCAAGTCAGTGACTTAACTAAATATGAAAGTGATGAATCAACTTGGTTTTTAAATATTGATGGTAGAATATTGAAACTATCAACAGATCAATTTTATAATCAACATAAATTTAGACAAGCATGTATGAATGAAATTAATGTAATGCCTAATATGATGAGACCGGGTGACTGGGACAGCAGAATACAAATGTTATTAGATACTGTTGTTGTTATACAAATGCCACATGAAATTACAAAGACAGGTGTTTTTGAAACTTTACTTGAACGTTTTTTAGAAGACCAAGGTGAAGCAGAGAACATAGATGAAATAGATATGGGCAAAGCATTCTTTGAAGAAAGAGAATATGAAGAAAAAGAAGGTAAAGTAAAAAGAGAAACTGCATATTTTAAATCAGAATGGTTACAAAAGTTTTTAAAAAGAAATGATTTTAAAGATTTTAGTAGAACAGAAATGACAGCACATATTAGAAATAAATTAGGCGGCGGAGATGTAAGAAGAAAAATAAAAGGTAAGACAGCTTATCTTTGGTATGTACCTTGGATTAAAAAAAGCGATAATGACTTTGATACTCCAGATATGAGTGAGGAGACACCTTTTTAGTGGATAGAAATATAATATTTGGACCACCGGGAACAGGTAAGACAACACACTTACTACGCATTGTAGAAAAAGAGTTGCGTGAAAATAATGTATCACCACATAGAATTGCTTATCTTGCATTTACAAATCAAGCGGCAGATGAAGCATTGTCTCGTGCTATCTCACAGTTAAATTACAATATAAAAGACTTTGTAAATTTTCGTACACTACACAGCTTAGCATATAGAGAGTTACATCTAAAAGAAGAGAACATCATGAGTGATGAAGATTACAAAAGAGTGTCAAATAAAACACAAATAAAATTAAGTAACCCAAACAACAACATAAAAAAGTATGGTGCCGGTTTTCCCGATGATGTGTTTATGCAAATTATTGACGGTGCAAAGATAAGAGGACTAACCTCCGAAGCTTATTTTAATTATCCGGAAACAGGGCATATAGAAGGTGGCTTACGAAAATTAAAATATATAGATAAATCATTGATTGATTATAAAAAGAAAAGAAACAAATACGACATGACTGATATGATTGTAGACTTTAATAAAAAACATTATGACAGCATACCGAACTTTGACGTCGTTATTGTTGATGAAGCACAAGATCTTAGTTGGCTACAATGGAAAATGGTAGAGCGCATTGTAACAAATGCAAAGCGCGTATACGTAGCAGGCGATGATGATCAAGCTATCTTTCGTTGGGCAGGCGCAAGACCAGAGTATTTAATTAATATGGATGGAGAAAGAATTATTTTAAACAAATCTTATCGTCTTTCTAAATTAATACACAAAAAAGCAAACACATTAATAAAACGCGTAAGAGGTAGAGTAGAGAAAGAATGGACATCAAGAGACGAAATAGGTGCGGTAAATATTCATCCTGTTCCACAATTAAATAAATTAAAAAAAGGAGAGTGGTTGGTATTAGGAAGAGATAAATATCAATTAGATGCACTTGAAGAAGATTTAATAAATGAAGGAGTATACTATGAAAGAAATGATGAAACTTCTATTAATAAAGGTATACATGAATCTATTCTTGCATGGGAAGATTTACGAAAAGGTAAATCAATAGACATAAAATTAGTAAAGAAAGTTTACACTTATCTTAAAACAGGGAAAAGTGTAACAAAAGAATATAAGGGAATGGGAAATGCTGATAAAGAAAAACTTTACACATATGACACATTATCGACACAGTATGGATTATTAGCTAGCAAGGAAGAACCTTGGTTTAAAGTATTAGAAAATATAGAAAGCGACAAGAAAACTTATGTACGTGCATGTTTACGTCGTAAAGAAAACATTAGACGCGGACCACGGATCAAACTATCAACGATACATGGATCAAAAGGTAGTGAAGCAGATAATGTTATGTTATTAACGGGTTTATCTCGTAAGTCTGATGAAGCATATTGGTCACAACGAGACGAAGAGCGACGCGTATTCTATGTGGGAATGACGCGTGCAAGAAACAATCTGGACATTGTGAGATCACAAACGGACAGAGAATTTACAGAGGCATTTTAATGTTTACAATAGATACTGCATTGAAACAAGTAAGTGTAACAGAAAAACAAATACGTAAGATACGTGCACAGTTACCAAAACTTAACCGTGAGAAAGTTGATCAAGAATTAAAAATATTATTACTTGATTTACAATTACTTACAAATGATTTACGGTCCATAAAAACAAAGGAGAAAGATGAAAACTAGAGAGTATTTAGATACGGCGGCAAAGATTGTTACTGGTCAACGTCAACACGACTACGGTGATAAATATCAAAACCATGAGAACATTGCAAAATTATGGAGCGCGTATTTAGACTATAATATATCTGCACACGATGTAGCTATATGTATGATGCTTGTAAAAGTTGCAAGACTAAAACATAGAACTACAGAAGATTGTTACATAGACATGGCGGGATATGCGGCGATAGCAGGTGAGATAAACGATAGGAAAAAAGATGATACAGATACCACTATTTCAACCACCTAGTGAGTGGACACCACCAGAAAAGTTTCCCGATCTTTCTGAAGCAAAAGAAATTGCAATTGATTTAGAGACATGTGATCCAAACATAAAGGAACTCGGACCGGGTTGGGCAAGAGGAGAAGGATATGTATTAGGAGTAGCTATAGCTGTAGAAGGTTGGAAAGGTTACTTCCCTATAAGACATGAAAATGGTGGCGGTAACTTTGATGAAAATATACTCAAGCGTGAAGTACAAAAGATTATGGCACTACCATGTGATAAAGTATTTCATAACGCCGCTTACGATGTAGGTTGGCTTAGATGGTGGGGTGTAGAAGTAAAAGGTAAGATTATAGATACGTTGATTGCGGCACCACTTATCGATGAGAATAGATATCAGTATACATTAAATGTATTAGGTAAGGATTATTTACAAGAAACAAAATCAGAAGCGGGATTATATGAAGCCGCAAGAGAGTGGGGCGTTGATGCAAAATCAGAAATGTATAAACTGCCCGCTATGCATGTTGGTCCATACGCAGAACAAGACGCTGACTTAACATTAAAGTTGTGGCAAGTATTTAAACCAGAACTTATAAAACAAAAATTATCAAGTATCTTTGATCTTGAAACACGGCTCTTTCCTTGTTTGTTAGATATGACATGGAAAGGTGTTCGCGTTGATTTAGAAAAGGCAAAGAAGATAGAAAAGAGTTTTGTAAAAAAAGAAAAAGACATACTACAAGAAATAAAAAAAGATACAGGAATTAATGTAGAGGTATGGTCTGCTGTTAGTGTAGCAAAAGCATTTGATAAATTTAATATACCATATGAGAGAACAGGCATAACAAAGCAACCAAAGTTTGATAAGAACTTTTTAGTTACACATAAACATCCTCTTGCGCAAAAGATTGTTCATGCAAGAGAAACAAATAAAGCTAGAGCTACCTTTATTGATACAATATTTAGACATCAACATAATGGTAGAATACACGCAAACATAAATCAAATGAGAAGTGAAAGTGGATTAGGGGGAACAGCAACAGGTAGGTTCTCGTATAACAATCCAAACTTACAACAGATTCCGGCACGAAACAAAGACATCGGGCCGTTGATAAGATCAATCTTCATCCCCGATGAAGGTTGCAGGTGGGGGTCATTTGACTATAGCCAACAAGAGCCTAGAGTTCTTGTCCACTTCGCCGCGCTTACCGGTGGTGGCTTGAAAGGCGCCGACGAGGTCATCGATTCTTACAAGATAGAAGATCCCGACTTTCATCAAGCTGTCGCCGATATGGCGGGCATAGACCGTAAAACTGCTAAGACAATTAATCTTGGTATGATGTACGGTATGGGTAAAGGTAAACTTGGTAGCGAACTAGGATTAGATAAAGATGAAACAGAAGATCTATTCGCCCGGTTTCATGCTAACGTTCCATTTGTAAAACAATTAACAGAACAGGCAATGCGTAAAGCAGATAATGTTGGTTTCTTACGTACACTGCTTGGTCGTAAATGTCGATTTGATAGATGGGAGCCACGAATGTTTGGTGTTCACAAGTCTTTACCTTTGGCAGAAGCAGAGAGAGAATACGGCCGTGACATAAAACGTGCATTTACATACAAAGCGTTGAATAGATTAATACAAGGATCTAGTGCTGATATGATAAAAAAAGCGATGGTTGATCTATACGAAGAGGGTATCGTATCTCATATACAAGTACATGATGAGTTAAACTGTTCTATTGAAAGCGAGGAACAGGCAAAACGGATCAAGGAGATAATGGAGACTACGGTAGAACTCAAAGTTCCTTTGAAAGTAGACATGGAGATAGGACCATCATGGGGCGAGATAAACAAAAAGTAGGCGACGTAAACGAACTAAAAGCGACGATTAAATTTTTAAAAGAAGGTTACTGGGTGTTCCGTAATGTGTCACCTAAAGGTCCAATTGACATGGTTATAG